TTCAGACTGCAACGCGCTGAATATCTGGGGGGAGGCTCAACACGGGTGATGATAAATCCCGTAACGCAAAATACTGCCTCCACCACACCAACATCACCAGCAGCTCAGGACAAACTGGGCAACCTCGCCGGTGTCGGAACGGCATCCGGAACACACTCGTGGTCCAAATCGTTCGTAGAACATGGCGTCATCATCATCCTCGGAAACCTTCGCGCCGATTTGAGCTATTCTCAAGGCGTCGACCGTTATTGGTCGAAAACAACACGTTACGACTTCGTATATCCCGAGATGGCAAATATCGGCGAGCAGGCGATCCTAAATTCAGAAATTTGGATCACCTCAACGGGAACACCTGCTACCGACGATCTCGTCTTCGGCTATACAGGCCGATATGACGAGCACCGTTTCTTAAACGGAAAAATCACTAACATAATGCGACCAGCCAGTTCAGGCGGGGTCGACACAGTCGGCTCTCTGTCGGTTTGGCACCTCTCTGAGGACTTCGCTACACTCCCCGCACTCGGGGCAACCTTCATCGAAGGCAATACTGCTACACCTCTTGATCGCGCTATTGCGATCACGACAGAACCGCATATGATTGCGGACTTCTATCACGAAATTAAAGCTGCCTTACCTCTGCCTACTTATGGGGTACCTGGGCTGACGAGGCTCTGATGGGCCTCCTTGCAGCCGCTGCCCCCTTCGCTGGTCCCATCGGGGCCGCGATCGGGGGCATTTTCTCCGCGAGGGGACAATCTGATGCAAATCGAGCAAACGCCGCTCAAGCAGCACTTAATCGAGCGTTTCAAGAGCGGATGTCTAACACCGCAATCCAGAGACGAATGGCTGATCTTAAAAAAGCAGGCCTCAATCCTATCCTTGCAGGGAAATTCGACGCTTCATCCCCTGCAGGCAATATGGCAACGATGGGGAATGTGGGTGCTGCCGGTACGGAAGGGGCTGCCAAGGGCGCCCAAACCGCAATGGCAGTCGCCCAACTCAACCTCGTTAAAGCACAAACGAACAAAATTCAAGGCGAAGCCGTCATTGGTCGTACAAAAGGGTCTTTTTACGAATGGCTCATAGAACAATTCGAGAACCTAAAAGGCCCGTCAATGGATGCGGCACAAAGAACAATGAACACTGCCAAAGGCGTGGCTACTCATCCGTATCCGCAACCAAAGAAAGACGCTGCAATTACTGCAATTGAGCAATCTAAATATCAGAAAAACGCAATCGGCTATCAGTTACTTGATCAAAAAGCCGTTGCGCTGCTGAAAAAATACCGAGCAAAACATCCAAATGCTACGGCTGAAGAACTTCATGCCTACTACCAGAAGGTAAAGAAATAATGTCTCAACTACTCAACGACCTGAACAACGAACGGACTGTTCCGTATAAAAATCGCGAGAAAATACTCGCGCTTGCACCCGATCCGGTCTATGACGACGGTCGGACCAAACAATCACATAAAGACGAAACTGATATCGTCAAAATAATGGCTCGGTTCCAAAAGACCGGGACCATCTCCCACCTCGCTAAATACGAGGCGGCATACGCTGATTATTCGGATTACGAATATCATGCGGAACTTAATAAACTCACCCGGGGACGAGAAATCTTCGATGCTCTCCCCGCAGAGGTTCGCCGCGAATTCAGTCAGTCTCCGGCTGCTTTCTTCGAATTCGTGAATGATCCGGCTAATAAAGACGATCTACTCATAAAACTACCGGCGCTGGCAGCGCCGGGTAATCAAATCGCGCGGGCAGCATTGGACGCGGACGCAGCGGCGGCAGAAGCCGCTGCACTGGCACCTGTTCCAGAGCCAGAACCACCAACGGCGGACCCTCCGCCGTAACAGTACAGCACATACTAGACACTGTACTGGCGCACTGGTCCCAAAAAACAAAAAAATAGGACAAACTGAGCTTAGCGCAGCGTGGCGAAGACAATAGGCCTATGAAAAAAACAAATGGACCAAGTGCGCCAACAAAAAACAAAAAAAACCTGTAAACTACAGAAAACGTACATACAAAGGAGCATAAGATGCGACGCAGAATGTCAAGAAAATCATCTCGGAAGAACTTCCGTAGAAACTCCGGTGTACACCGGAAAAACACGAGATCGCCCAACCAACGCGGTGGCTACAGGCTTTAATGCCCTGCTATGCCCCGCTCAAAGGCTACAAAGACTACTCGTCTGGCGGACTCACGTTCGATAAGAAAAAAGGCTCGCAAACACTGGAAGTGGCTTGCGGTCAATGCCTTGGCTGTCGGGTTGACCATCGGCTTATGTGGAGCATACGTATCGTCCACGAAAGCTGCATGTTCGAAAACAATAGCTGGGCTACGCTCACATATCGAAATCCTGACCAATGTAACGAACAACAATTCAAAAATAGACACTTCATCCCTGAAAAACCATCGCTCACCCCCTCTCATGTCAGCGACTTTATCCGCTCGCTGCGAAAGGCAAACAAAGATCATAAAATCCGCTATTTCTACTGCGGTGAATATGGCGAACTCGGTAGACCTCATTATCACATCTGCCTATTCAATCACTCCTTCAATGACCAATATATGTGGAAGGACGATGAAGGTGTCTATACGTATACCTCTAAAGAGCTCCAAGGCCATTGGCCCTGGGGCTTTACGACCTGCTCAGAACTTACCCTTGACAATGCCGCTTACACCGCCGGCTATTGTTTCAAAAAAATCACGGGGAAAAGAGCAGAAGAACATTATCTACGCTGCGACGAATACGGCGAAGCGTACTGGCTTATGCCAGAATACATTCGCATGTCGACCGGACGCGGCAAACCATCTGGACTAGGAGCAAAATTCTATGAAAAATTCCGATCGGACATTTTTCCGTCTGACCAATCTCCCGTACCGGGATACGGTCAACGCGAACTTGTCCCCCGCTATTATCAGAATATCTTGGCCACAACGAATCCAGAAATGCTGGAATCAGTCAAAGCTACGCGACAACTCTTCATCAAGGCGCACGCTGATGACTTCACGCCGGAAAGATTCCGGGATAAATACAAATGCGCCCAAGCCAATGAATCACGAAGAACTCGTGATCTGGCGTAAAATGATGAGCCAATGGCTCAAATACAATAAGGAACAAAAATGAAGCTACAACTCTACGCAATCTACGACACCTGCTCCGGAATATATCAATCACCACATTTCGCCCCCGCTGACGATCTCGTTAAGCGGGACTTTCAAGATCTGGCGACCGGAACAGATAACGCTATCTCAAAACATCCTGAACACTATTCCCTGTGGCGAATCGCCAACTGGGACAACACCACCGGAAAAATACTTGATGAAAAAAATGAGTGCCTGTGGCAAGCTATCGAGGCGATTTCCCAATCCCAGCAAGTCCCTCCACAACTAGAGGCTGTGCCTGATGCGATCTCAACATAATTTCTCCCAAACTCCGAGCGTGTCGATACCACGCTCTACCTTCAACCTCTCTCATCCACATAAAACCGCGTTCGACGCCGATGACCTAGTACCAATCTGTCAGCCAATCGATGTAATACCCGGTTCTACATTTAATTTCAAAACCAGCTTCTTTATGAGGCTGGCGACGCCGCTCGAACCTATCCTTGATAACCTGCACTTCGAAACGTTCGCGTTTTTCGTTCCATATCGGACGATTTGGGTAAATCACGAAAAATTCCACGGAGCCCAAGACGACCCGGGCGACTCTATCTCCTTCACAATTCCAATAATGGACGGAAACGTCCCTGCCACTACGACCGGCTTAGGGAGTCTTTGGGATTATTTCGGACTCCCAACGTTGGGAGTACCAAATAATATTCCAGTAAGCGCGTTACCGTTCCGCGCCTACACAAAAATCTATAACGACTGGTTCCGGTCGGCTACGTTACAAGACAGCCTTATTGAAAACACGGACAACGGGCCGGACACTTTCAGGGCCGCAACAGCAATCGCGACTGAGATCGACGCTAGAGTTCAGAAACGCGGTAAGCGTTTCGACTATTTCACGTCGGCGCTACCGGCGCCACAACGCGGAACGGCTGTTGCACTTCCGCTGGGTACTACCGCCCCAGTTAAAGTTTACGACTGGGCCGCCGGCGTACCAATCGCGGTAGTCGATCATACCGCCGGACAGGACATAGGCGTATCACGCGCCAACAACACAGCCAACGACGAGCTCGACGCCGCAGGTGCTAACCTAACCATCGGCGTCGGCAGCGTCGCACACACCCTCGCTGCTGACCTCAGCGAGGCACTCGCCCCAGATGTCAACGACATCCGCCTTGCGTTCGCAACACAACACATACTCGAACGGGATGCCCGTTCGGGAACTCGCTATGTGGAGTCACTTAAGGCGAGATGGGGCGTAACATCTCCTGATTTCAGACTGCAACGCGCTGAATATCTGGGGGGAGGCTCAACACGGGTGATGATAAATCCCGTAACGCAAAATACTGCCTCCACCACACCAACATCACCAGCAGCTCAGGACAAACTGGGCAACCTCGCCGGTGTCGGAACGGCA